CGCGCAGGAACTGATTGAGCGCGGGAGGAGAGAGGCGCTGGAGCAGCCGGAGCAGGAGCGCAAACTCACCGACGAGGTGATCGCGGACCTCTGGCACCAGAACGGTGGGTTCCACCATCACTTCGCACGCGCCCTCGAGCGCTGGCTTAAAGGGCAGGCATGAGCTTCATCATCGGCATCGACCCAGGCGCCGCGGGCGCCGTGGCCATCCTCGAGCCCGACGGCAGCCTGGTGCAGGTCTTCGACATGCCCAGCGTCGAGATCGTCAGCAACGGCAAGGCCAAGCGCCGCGTCAGCCCCGAGATGCTGGCCGCCGAGCTGCGCCTGTACAACGTCCACGGCACCACCGCGGTGGTCGAGCAGGTGGGCGCCATGCCCGGCCAGGGCGTCAGCAGCATGTTCGCATTCGGTGAGGCTTTCGGCCTGGCCAAGGGCGTGCTGGCCGGGCTGGGCATCCCGGTGCAGTCGGTGCCCCCGGCGCGCTGGAAGCGGGCCCTGGGCCTGAACAGCGGCAAGGACGCCGCCCGCGCCAAGGCCGCCGCCACCTGGCCTCAGCAGGCCGGGGAGTTCAAGCGCGTCAAGGACGACGGCAAGGCCGAGGCGGCGCTGATCGCGCTGTGGGGTCTCAAGGGGCCCTAGGGTTTGCCTGTACGCACCTGTGCCGCATAAATCTGTTGACGGCACCTCCTGACGTTGCGAGAATCTCATCACGGAGACGATAGAGCTCCGATCCGCAACACCCAAAGGAACCCACGACATGTCCATCAAACTCCGCGGCGACGTCTACTGGCTCGACGTCCAGATCAACGGCCAGCGCATCCGCGAAAGCCTGAAGACCGGCGACAAGAAGCAGGCCCAGGCCCTGGCCGACATCCGGCGCGCCGAGCTCTGGCAGGGCCGGCTGCTCAAGGCCAAGCCCAAGAAGACCTTCCGCGAGGCCTGCGCCCGCTGGCTGCTCGAGAAGGCGCACAAGAAGTCCATCAGCGAGGACAAGGACAAGATCAACTACTTCCTGCCGAAGCTGGGCGACCGCCAGCTGTCCAACATCACCCGCGACGACATCGAGCAGATCCTGCCCACCGACGTCAAGCCGGCCACCCGCAACCGCTACCGCGCCCTGATCCGCTCCATGCTGCGCGCCGCCGAGCGCGAGTGGGAGTGGATCGACCGCGCCCCCGTGCTGCGCACCGAGTCCGAACCCAAGCGCCGCGTCGCATTTCTGACACGCGAGCAAGCCGAGCTTTTGATGGCCTCTTTACCGGAAAAGTACCGGACTCCTGTCCGTTTCGCTTTACTCACCGGGTTGAGAAGATCGAATGTCTTCAACCTGACCTGGGACAAAGTGGACCTGCAGCGCGGCACAGTCATTGTCGAGGCAGATGAGGCCAAGGCCGGCCAGCGCATCCTGGTGCCGCTGAACACCGCCGCCCGCGAGATCCTGAAGGCCCTGCCCGAGCCGCATGAGGGCCGCGTCTGGGGCGACGTCACCCGCGTGTGGTGCAACACCTGGAAGGCCAGCTGCACACGCGCTGGCGTGCCCTGGCTGCGTTTCCATGACCTGCGCCACACCTGGGCCAGCTGGCACGCGATGGCCGGCACCCCGTTGTCGGTGCTGCAGGAGCTGGGCGGATGGCACTCGCCGCAGATGGTGCAGCGCTACGCGCACCTGTCGCCAGAGCACCTGGCCGCGGCGGCTGAACGGGTCAGCCTGTGAGGGGGATGGGGTGGCTGATGGGGCTCGAACCCACGACCGCTGGAATCACAATCCAGAGCTCTACCAACTGAGCTACAGCCACCACTGAAGGTGAGAATGGCACAAAAATGACACAAACTCACCGAGAACCGCTCAACATTCCTTCTAAATCAACAACTTAGCGGTGGGAAGTACCAGAATCACAAGACGCTCGGTCAGTATATCCCCCTCTGTGAGCAAATCTCAGCGATGAGTCAGAAGGGCTTGTGTCACGAAAAAGTGGCACAAAAATGGCACAGCGTCAGAGCAGTGCCGCTTCAGCCTGCCTGCGCCTGGTCAGGCCGTTCAGGACGCGCCCGGCGGCCTTGTTCCACCTGACGATCTCCTGCTTTGCGGCACACCAGTCGCCCGCGTCCACGCGCTTCTTCAGCGTGCTGATCCGGTAGTTGCCGGTGCCACAGTTGTAGGCGAAGGAGATGATGGCCGCCAGGCGCCTGTCAGGCTCACGCAGCAGCCGCGGCGACATCCTGACCACCGCCGAGGCGAACCCCTCGAGCTCATGGTTCAGGCGGGCGTCAGCCGCCTCACGGGACCAGACCGTCTCCGGCCCGATGTCAGGGCCTGTGCTGCCCCAGCCAATTGTCCAAGGCCGCTCGCCCGTGCCCGGGTCAGGGTAGGCCCTGCAGCTGCCGTCTGGCAGGCGCCGGTGGTAGCCCTCAAAGGGCCGCACCAGCAGCTCGGCGCTCAGCCTGATCGCGTCATCGATCATGGGCCTGGTACTTCTCGATCGCCCGACCGACGAACCAGAAGGTGAGCACCATGTTCAGCATGGCGAAGTCGTCAGCGCCCCAGCCCTTGAGCACTACGTCCTGCCAGGGCGCGCCTGACTGCACGGCGATGGCCAAACCGGCCGCCTTGACGGTGGCGTACATGCCGAACAGGGCCCAGGTGATGCCAGGACGAACCAGCGCGGAGACGGCAGCGACGAACCAGCCGGCCTCCTTGGCGGTGGCCGCCTGCTCCTTGAAGGCCTCCTGGATGGCCTTGAGCTGCTCCGTGGAGTGCTCGGCGTACTTCTCCTCCATGCGGAACTGGCCGCGGACCTTCTCCAGGTCCGTCTGCAGCGTGAACATAGACAGCTCATGCTGGCGCTCGTTCTTCTTGTCGAAGAACTTGAGCACCTCCGGCGCGAGCCGGAACAGACCACCGAAGATGGAGCCGAGAAGGCCCCCACCGACAAGCTCAATCATTTGACCCACCTCGAGCCAAACTGCACCAGGGTGAAGATCAAGACGGCCAGGCCCCAGACGCCGATGCCGCGGTTGATCCACATCTGCAGGGTGCGGTCGGTCTTGGAGGTGGCCGTCTCCACGGCCGCCACACGCTGCTCGACGCGGCCAATGCGCTCGCCCTGATTGGCCTGGCGCTCCTCCACCAGGATGAGCTTCTGCACAGCGTCACCCAGCTTGTCCACTTTGCCCTCCAGGCGGCGGAAGTCGTCGTCTGTCATTTCACAAGTCCTGCGTGTTGGTTGACGGGAATGCTCTGCTGGGCCCCCAAATAATCCTCACCGCTCCAGCCCCACCAGCGCCCCCGTTTTTGTACGAGTAGACGCCTGAGCCTGCCGAGGTTTCTTCTGCGCCGCCACCGCCGCCGCCAGCCCCGTAAGCTCCGCCGACACCGCCGGTGTACGGACTAAAGTCTTTTGAGCCACCATTGCCGCCGCCGCTTCCGCCACCACCGGGCGCAGTGCCGTTGGTTCCTTGTCCGAGGATCCCTACACCACCACCTCCACCCCCGTTGCCGTATACGTTCTTGCCGCCAACAGTGTTTAGGACACCACGACTTGCGCCAGCCCCGCTGCCGCCAGTTCCAGACACTCCGGCGTTACCTCCAGCACCACCGACGCCGGCATAGCCACCAGCGCCAGCGCCGCCGGATCCAATAGCAGGGGTGGTTGAGGTTGAAAATGGAGTTGCATCACCGCCTGCATTTGCAACGGTGCCGCCTGCAGTGCCTCCTCCAGTGCCTCCAAGACTGACTGAGTTGGTTTGATAGGAGCCCCCCTGACCCCCATTGGCGTACAAGAAGCTGCTGGACAGAAAAGAACTTTGGCCTCCAGTGCTACCACTTCCAGATCCACCACTACCCCCAGATCCAACTACGACCGCGTAACTTGTGCCTGGTGTGACGCTGATGTTGTTTGCGTAGGCTAGAGCGCCGCCGCCGCCGCCTGGCGTGTAGAAGTCGCCACCATCTGCCCCTTCACCGCCGCCGCCGACAACGACCACGCACACTTGAGTGACCCCCGGCGGGCACGTCCATGAGTACGTGCCTGGTGTTGTGTACTGCTGCTGGCCGGTAACTGGATGCCCAGACGTAGTAGCTGAAAACATGGGTTACACCGTGTAGTTCTGCCCGGCGTTGCTGCCGTACCAGTTGGTGCCGTCAGATGTAAAGACGTACTTGTCCAACCTGTTTGCGGTGGCGGTAATGGTGGGAGTTACAGCCCCAGGCCACTTGACGATCGCAGGCCATGACACCGTGCGACTGCCTGTCCCGTCCTGCTTTAGCAGCAGCATGAACGACTTGCCAGCCGCAACTGTGGGAAAAGTGAAAGTGCAGTTTCCCGTCAACGTGATGAACTGAATCGTTCCGTCTGACAAGTTGATCGTGTAGGCGGTGGAGCTGTTTGCCGTGTTGACCTTTTCCTTGTAATCGCCGCCCAAGTCAAACTTAGCGGCAGGGCTTGCCACGCCCACGCCAAAGTTGACCACTGCATTGACGGAGCTAGAACCAACTTCCAGCGCGTTGCTAAGTGTTGCCAGGTTCGATGTCTTGCCCATTCGTCACCCCACCCAAGTGATCATCAGATAGCCCGAGCCTCCGGCGTTGCCGGCCGTGTTGATTGCACCGCCGCCGCCTCCACCGCCCGTGTTGGCTGCCGCGGCCGCGCCGCCTGCAGCACCAGCGCCGTAGGAGCCGCCACCACCGCCGCGGTTGGAGCTGGCAGCACCGCCGCCGGCCATGCTGGCCCCGCCGTTGGCGTTGCCACCACCGCCGCCCCCTCCGCCTTGGCCGTTCAGGAACACCACACCAGCCGAGCCGCCCGCGCCGTTGTCACCGCCCGCACCGCCCGTGCCGCCACCGCCCGAGCCGCCGATGTTGCTGCCCGAGGTGCCACCAGCAGCGCCGAATCCGCCGCCCCCACCGCCACCGCCATCGGTGCCTGATTGACCCTTGGCACCACCGCCGCCGCCGTAGGCCGTGACGGTGCCGAAGGTGGTGTTACCGCCTGCGCCGCCCCCGCCGTTGATGGCCCCGGCCGTGCCTGCTGCGCCCACTGAGTAGGCAACGGACGCGCCGGAGGTCACGGCCAAGTCAATGTCCACGATCGCCCCACCGCCGCCCCCGCCGCCGCGGTACGTCGAGGTGAAGCCACCGCCGCCACCGCCACCGCCGCCCACCGCGAATACGCGCACGCTGGTGACGCCCACCGGCACCGTCCAGTTGCCGCTGCCGCTGGTGAAGACTTGCGACTGAGACTTGCCGCCGGAGATGAATTGCGAAAGGGTACTCATGGTGCTACTTTCTCAAGCAAAGACCCAGCCCAAAGTGGCGTTTGCGTAGGTCAACGTGACCGCCGCGTTCAGGCTGTCGATTGTCAGATCCTCGGCCAGGGCCTGAATGTTGTTGCCATTGCGCCCGACCACGCAGGTGGTGGTGCCCGACAGGTTGCTGACCTTGACCGTGTCCCCCACCGCGGGGGCGGCCGGCAGCGTCAGCGTCAAGGACGCTGTCATGACGTACAAGCAGTTACTGGCGGCGGCTGTGTTGGTGCTGATCACCTGCAGCGAGGTGCCGCTGCTTCCCACAGCGCCGTAGGCCACCATGTCCACAATGTCGCCGGCCGGCAGGCCAGAGGTGAACACGACGCTGGTTCCGTTGGTCGCGGTGAAGTCGGTGCCGTTGACCTGCTTGGCGCCGTTGCGATAGACGTCAATCGAACCGACGTTGTAGTTGATGGAGAAGGTGGTTTGCGAGGCCGTGGCCGTGTAGGTCTGCCGCGTCGAGCTGGTGGTGACCGCGGCCAGCGCCGCGTCCACGTAGGACTTGGTGGCGGCAGATGACGCCGAAGTCGGCGTCGGCAGGCCGCTGATGACGCAGTTCGAGGTGGTGAACTGGATGCCCGACGGCACCACCACATTGGCGTTGCTCCAGGTCATCGCGTTGACGCCTGACACCGCAATGCCGACATTGCTGGCGCTGGGCCGGTACAGGCCGCTTGACGTCTCGTTCAGAAACGCGATGCCCGGGGCGCTGACAGTGCCATCAGCCAGCCGGAACGGCGCCAGCATGCCGCCAGCGCCCGTGCGCGACAGCGAGTTGGTCAGCTCGTTGGCGACGTCGTCCAGCGTCGTGTTGGCCCACGATGCCTCGATCGTGGTGCCGGCCACTACCGGGTTACCTGACGGCAGGGTGTAGGTGCCGCTTGCGTTGCGTGGCATGTCTCAAACTCCTCAATCGTTTCCAACGGCCGCGCCGTAGTTGCGCAGTGCTTCAATCAGGAACGGGCTGTAGTTGCGAACGCCGCCCTGAAGGCCGTACTTGCCCATGAGCAGGTTCTGCCCGGTCTGCGTGCCCAGCAGCGCCGTGGCGCCTGCATCCATGCCCATCATCGGCAGGCCCATGCCAACGAACGGCAGCAGCTTCTCAGCCGTGCCAGGCCCGATGTCGGGCAGCTGGTTGCCGTAGACCTGCTGCGCTGTCAGCGCCTGCTGCTGGCCGGCCGCTGTGCCGCGTGAGAAGGCGGCCTTGTCGGGCGACTTGTCGCGGGCTCGGATGGAGTTGAGCTGCTGGCCGGGTGTCACCACCCCGCCCTGCTTCTGCGCGCCCAGCATGCTGGAGGCTCGGCTCAGGGTCTTGAACTTCGCGTAGGCCTTGTTGATCTCGTCAGCCTGCGCAGCCACCTCGGGAGGCAGACCTCGAGCGCGCAGCGACTCAATGGCCGAGCGCACTGCAGACAGCGCCTCTGCCTTCTCGCCGTTGCCGCTCTTGTAGGCGGCCGTGATCGCATTGTTGATGTCGTCCAGCGCCGTCTTGACGTTGCTGTGCGGCACCACTTCACGGCCAGGCGTGACCGTCTGCGTGACCGGCGCCTTGATGCGCGAGCTGACGATGCCCTTGCCGACCGTCTGGCCACCTTGGCGCGTGACAGTCGGTGATGTCAGGCCCATGAGCGTGTCTTCCGCCCTACGCACTGCGCCGGCCACATCGTCAGCCACACCCGGCATGTAGGCCTTGGCGTCGTTCACGATGCCCCTGATCTGCGAGGCAAACGTCTGATCCACCGGCACGCCGCGGGTGCCGTACAGGGCGCCGTAGGCGTCGTTAAAGCGCTTGGACAGCTCACGCAGGCCCTCGCTGCCCACGGCGGTGACGGGCTTGTCGTACTCAAAGCGCAGCACGCTGCCAGCCTCATCCAGCACCGGCATCGGAGGCGTGGCCTCCTTGACCAGGATGCGGTTCCAGGACTCAAGCGCAGAGCGCTCCTGGCTGCGGATCAGGTCGCCGGCCACCGGAAGCACCTTGGCCCGCTCGGCAGCATTGCGCAGCACGCGGCCGGATCGGGTGGTGTCGTCCACCGCCTTCCACATCGGCACATCCGCGCCCTGGTTCATCAAATCGCGTGCGGCCGGTGTCACCTTGTCAGACACCACGCCGCCCAAGGCCCTGGTCAGCACGCGCCCTGCCACCTCACCAGCGGCACCGCCCGCCGCGCCGCCGTAGAAGGCGCCAGTGCGATCTTCTGGGGTCAGCGCGGCCGATGCCGCCCCACTGCCAAGAGCTGCGCTGGTAAGACGGCCGCCAATAAACTGAGCCGCCTTTGGCAGCATTTTGGCGCCGGCCATGATGCCCTGCTGAGCACGCAGGGCAGGTGCTGCCAGCAACACCGCATCGGCACCGATGTTGCCAATAGTGGCGGCCGTGCCGCCCTGCTCGGTGAAGGCCTTGCCTTGGTCCAGCAGCGCCTTGTCCTCCGGCGTCAAGTCGGTGAACATGCCCTTGAGGCCAAGCGCAGCACGGTCTAGAGCTGCCTTAGCGCCGCCGTAGCCCCGCATGAAAGTGCCCATCTGGCCAACGTTTTGCCCGGCGTAAAGGTTTGCCTGGCTCGCCTGCTTCTGCTTGCGCACTTCGCCAAGATCCTGAGACGCCAGCCGGCGCTCCAGATCCTCCAGCCGGCGCAGCTCCTCAAGTTCCTGGCGCGGGTCCATTACGGTTGCCTCCCGTGCTTGGCACGCAGCTTCGCCAGCTCTTCCATCTCAGCCGGGCTGAGTGCACCAGCGCCTGCAGCCGGGGCCGGCGCTGCGCCACCTGAGCGTGCGGTTGCAGCGCCAACGACTCCAGGGCTGTACCGGCCGACCTGGGTCTTGGCCCAATCGCGGGCAGCCTTGAGCTTGCTCATCAGCATCTCAGGCGGGTCTGACGGGTTGGGCAGGAAGGTGTTGGCGCGGGCCTGCTCGCCCATGGACAGAGCTGCTCCATACAGCTCGTTGATCTCTTGCGCCGCCTGGCGCAGCACCGTCGAACGCGCCTCCAGCTGCTGAGGCGTCAGCCCCACAGCCTTGGCCGCGTAGCCCTGCACGGCACCAGGCAGCGCAGACACGGCCGCGCTGCGCAGCCCGAACGCATCAGGGTTGGCGTCAACCATCTGCACCAGCCTGTCGGCGCGAGACGCCACCGCAGACAGATCTCCTGCGGCTGACACCTCCTTGTCGAAGGTGCCCTTGGGGATCATCGCTCCCTGATAGGGCGTGTAGTTGGGCGTGCCATCCGGCTGCAGGCTCAGGACGTAGCTCACACCACTCTTGGTGTTGGTCACCACCTGCTGACCCTGCGGAGTGAAACCGGCCGGCGAGAACGAACCCACGGCAGATCCGCCCTTGTTGGCCGCCAGGTCACGCCGCAAGTCCAGGCCCTGATTCTGCAGGTCCAAGCCCATGAGCCTGAATTCATCTGACTGCCTGTCACGCGACAGCCGGTCCTCACGCGCCTGCGCGGTGCGCTCCTCCTCGCCAGCCATCCGCTCCAGCCCCAGGGCCTGGCGCTCCAGCGCCGTGCGCCGCTGATCACGCTGCGCGAACGGATCCTTGATGAACTGGCCCTGCGGGGTCATCATGCCGCCGCCGATCTTCATCGGCTCAGCCGCGGCCGCGGCGCGCTTGAGGAATTGCGCCTGCACAGGCTGGAAGTTCTCCCCCGCGTACTGGGCCGCCATGGCGTTAAGCATTGACGCCTGGCCGCTCTCGCCCTGCTGCCGTGCGAAGGCCTGCAGCGCCGAGGTGTCCACCTCTTGGCCGTCCATGTCGTCCAGTTGCTGCTGCACCTTGCCCAGGCGCGTGCGCAGCGCAGACGGCAGAGCCCGGCCCGGCTGCACGGTGTTGGTCAGCGTGCCGTCAGGCGAGTCCATGACGCCCAGCGCCATGGGCAGCATGCGCCGCTTGCGCTCCTGCACGTCCTCGGCAAAGGTCAGGTCGTTCATGGCGAGCCCTCAGTAGGCCGGGCCGTCGCCCGTGTCTGGCATGCCGTAGGCGCCAGGCATCTGGGGCCGGCGACGGCGACGCATTTCCTCCAACGCGGCGCGCTGCCGGTTGTTGAAGTCCATCGCGCTGCTATCCACGCCCTTCTGCTGCTGCCCGGCCATGTAGGCCGTGCCCATCTGCGCCAGCGCCTGGCCGATGCCGGGGGCCACGTAGTGCTTGCCGACCATTTGGCCCTGCAGGGGCTGCATGGCTTGGCCGCGCAGGGCCTCAACCATGGCCTGCTTGCGCTTGAGCTCCTCCTGCTCAGGGCGCATGGCGCCCATCTGCAACAGGTAGTCGAACATCAGATCGTCATTCATCACAGGCCTCCGTAGTTCACCTGCAGGTAGCCATTGGCGTGGCGCTTGACCAGGTCAGGGCGCACCGCCTCAACCTCTTGGGCAATCACACCGCGTTGTGGCATTCCCATCATTGTGTACGTGTAAATGCCCACCCCGATGGGATGAGTGCCCACGCGCTTGATGTTGGACTTCAAACGCCGGTCAGAGAACATGAACGCAGCCGAGCCCAGCTGCGCGCCCGCGCCCAGCAGGTTGCCAAAGGCCGCGTTCTGCGCGTTGTAGGCGCCGAGCTGCGCGTCGTAGCCCATCTGCGTGGCGCCCAGGATGTTGGGCGTCTCGGCGCGGCCGGCCGGGTTGAATGACGGCATCTGCGGCATGCTCACTTGCTGGCCGCTCAGCAGCGCGTTCATCTCGTTCAGGCTCATGCCGCGGCGCTGCATCTGCTCCGCAATGGCCTGCTGGCGCACGCGGTTCTGCCCGTCGGCGTAGGACTGGTTCAGGCCCTGCTGCTGACCCATGGCCGCGTTCTGGGCCTGCAGGCGCGACTGATCCAGCGCGGAGGCCTGGCCGAGGGCTTGGTTCTGGAACTGCGCGGCGCCCATGTTCTGGTTGTAGCCGGTGTTCTGCGACTGCATCTGCATGCCGAACAGGCGCTGCATCTCGTTGCCGCTCTGGTCCAAGGCCTGGAAACGCTCACCCGCCTGGCGTTGGTTGAGCTCGTCCAGGGCCCGCTTGTAGCCCTCGCTGCCCACCGTGAAACCCTGGTTGGCCAGGCGCGTTTCGAGCTGGTTCTGCTGGTAGTCATGCACCGGCTGCATGCGCTGCATGAGCTGGTTGGCAACCGTGTCGCGGTAGCTGGAGTCCACCTGCGGGATCGCCCCGCCAAAGTTGAAACCAGTGGCCAGGCCAGGGGTGTAGTCCGTCAGCGACGTGCCCAGGCTGGCCGGCGCGTTGGCCATGGCCATCTGCGGCAGGTTGGCGTAGTCGAAGGGCTGCCGATACTCCTCAGCCACGCGGTCCATGAACCCGCCAGCCAGTTGGCTGCGGTCGTTCTGGACGTTGATTTGCGAGTCCAGCGCGGACTGCAGGCCGGGCGCCAGCGTGGTGTTCTGCGTCCAGGTGGTGACATTCTGCCCAGTGGCAGGGTCAATCTGGCTGCCGGTGGTCCAGGACTGGCCACCAAAAGGGGTGTTGACGGTCGGACGGTTCGCAAAGTTCTGCGCCGTCGTGGCCCTCTCCGATGCCTGAGCCTGCGCGGTAGCCGCGCCGAGGTAGTCAGGCGCTGCAGGTGCGCTGCCTTTGCCGCCCATGTCTCACTCCTTTCAGCCACCGACACTCGTCGGCCTTCATTTCAAACATCACACTGTCGATTGTCTCCGCGACACGTCGGAAGCCCAGCTTGTCATTCATGGCCAGGGCCTCGTCCAGCGCCTTGGGCGTCAGGCCGTAGACGGCCTCCATCCCGCAGTCGATGAACGGGTAGCGGAAGGCCGCCGCCCACAGCTGGCGCGTCAGGCCGTGCTCGCCATCGAACGCAACGTGCATCCAGCAGGCGCTGTGCGTCCAGGCGTTGAAGCCCACGGCGCAGGCGATGGTGCCGTCGTCGCGCATGGACGCGATCGTGCGCAGGTCGGTGCTCCAAGGCAGCCGCGTGCGCCGGTTCATCCACTGCCAGATGACCGGGTACTGCTCGGGTTGATCGGTGACCAGCTTCATTCCAGTGAGATCACGTTGAAGTTGTTGGAGCTGCCGCCACCACCGCCTCCAAAGTCACCGAACAGGAAGTCCATCAGGTCAGCGTCAGAGAAGCTGTAGTCCATGCTGGCCGAGGGGATCTCAGGCAACGGAATTTCAGGCTCTTCCAGCTCGATCCAGTCCCACTCGTCCAGCGGGTTGTCGGAGACAGAACCAACTGGCACAGAAGGCCTGACGTACACGTCGCCAGCGCCGCCGCCGCTGCCGCTGCCGTCACCTGAGCTGTCAGGAACAGGCACAGGTGGCACTTCCAGCAGCACTTCCTCAAGATCAATGTCGCCCAGCTCGTCCAGTGGGTCACCGACCTCTGTGATGTCACCAATCTGGTCAATCGCGTCGCGCGCGGGCTGAGAATCTCCAGGCGGCCCTACCTCAATCTCGCCTTGAGGAATCTCGTCGTACTGTGGGGGCGGCGCACCTTCAGAATCTGGCACCGGAGGACCCATCAAGTCTTCCCAGTCAGGCTCAGGAAGAACCACCGGCTCCCACTCGTCCACCGGATCACCAGGCACGGTCACCGGATCAGCCTCGCGGATCTGATCACGATCACCGCCGCCAATCGGCTCGATGACGATCTCACCTTGCGGCGGGTCTTGCGGCTCAGGCTCAACCGGCGGCCACAGATCCTCTGTGTAGTCAGGAACCTCCTGCTCGTCCTCTGTAGGTAATGGCGGCAGGTCCACCGCATCCGGCGGCGCAGGATGTGGGACAGGGAAAGGTGTTGCCACCTCATCCTCTGGCGGCAGCGGAGGCAGGTCCACTACATCCGGCGGCGTCGGGTCTGGGACAGGGAAAGACTCAACCGGGTCTTCTTCCACCGGCGGCCACAGGTCGTCGATGTAATCAGGCACGTCTGGATCAGGCGCTGGATCAGGCGTAGGTGCGGGGTCAACAGGCAACGACGGGCCGGGCCCAATGATCACCGGCCCAGGCGTCACAGGCCGGCCGCCACCACCGTCTCCACCGCCACCAGAAGAAGGAGGCGCAGGGGCCGGCGCGGGCGCGGGCGGCAACGGAGGCCCGACCGGAGGACCAGGCGGGAAGAACGGCGCGGGGGGCGGCGCACGCTTGAAGTCGATGACGGTCTTGCTGTTGGCCGGGTTGGCCAGCATCGTCACGCCCGGGTTGTTGCTGGTGAAGCCAGGCGATGCACCCCTCAGCGACTCGATCAGCGCACTCTGGTACGGCACCTGGCCAGACGATGCCGACTGGTCGCCCTGCCCCACTCCAGGCAGCACCTGAGGCTGAGGAGCCGGCGCAGGTGTGGGCATGGGCGAGGTGGTGGCCATTGGCCCGATGGAGATGCCGCTGGCTTGCTCCTGAGGCGTCAGCGACGGCCCAGAACCAGAGAAGTACTGGCCCCAGAAGTCGGTGTTAGACGCGCTGGGGTAGATCCAGGGCAGGCCATTACTGAGCTGCGTCGCCTGGGTCGTCTGTTCTGCCGTCAATGCCATCACATCACCCCACCAATTTCACTGAGCACGTGCGCCGACAGAAACGACGTGCCCGGGAAGCCGCGCAGCTTCATGCGCAGCGATCCGTAGTAACCCAACGCAGCCGTGCCGAACCAGGCCTCGTAACTGTTGTTGGTCACCCACACCGCCTGGCTCCAGACACCTGAGTCCCACAACGCAGCGCCGGGGCTAAGAAACGCAGGCGAGCCCGCGGTGTCGTTAAAGGCGTACTGGGTGTTGATCGTCAGCTGAGCGCTAGGCGCTGAAGGCCCAAAGAAAATTGGGCGGGCCATGCTGAACTTTTTTAATTGACCCGGCGTGCCGAACGCGTTGAAAGCGCACTGCACCTCGCCCAGCACGTACGATCCGCCAGTGCCGTCAATGGCCACCCCGTCCAGGTCACCGTACAGGCCCTTGCAGGTGGTGCCGTTGGCCTGCCCGAAGTAAAGCTCGCCACCGATGACCGCCGCGCTGCGCATGGGCATACCGTCGAAGCTGCACCAGGCTCCGGTGGTGACGTTCATGGCGAACTGCCGGTATAAATCGCCATCCACGGGCAACGAGATCACCAGCACGTCAGAAGACGGCACCACGAAGACGTTCCAGAACTTCTCGTCGCGCAGCCGGCGAACTAGAGGCGCAAAAACCGTCTGGATTTTGGCCGCGGGCCCGATGTTCTGGTTGTCTGCACTGAACTGGCCCGTGAACAGGCGCGACATCGGCACCAGGCCGAGCTGCGAGACGATCATTACGTCGCCACCGAACGTGGTGAAGTACCGACCGTGCAGCGGCACCGGGCCCACGTACCAGACGCCCTTGAGCTCAAACGTGGCTGCGCTGGTGGGATCGGTGCCCTGCCACACGCCCACATCGCCCTCGGTGCCTATCACCACCAGGTAGTCGTCCACCGAGATGCCGGCATCGGTGGTCCAGTTGACCATGGCCGACACGTAGCCGCCGTTGCGCAGCAGCGAGCCCATGGGGAACGACGTCACCGTGCCGGTGATCGCGTCCACCGCGTTCATGTAGTAGACGTTGGGGCTGTCCGCAAACGTGAACCAGACGCGGCGCTTCCAGACCATCACCGTGCGCACTGAGGTGGTCATGCCGGTGACGGTGCCGGTGCGGTTGACCCAGCCCGAGGTGGTGCTGTAGGTCCAGTAGCCGGCGCCAGGCGATACGGCCAGCAGGAAGGTGTCGGCCGCGGTGGAGAACTGGGTCGTCCACCACTCGTCTGCCGTGCTGCCGGTGCCCGTGACAGCCACCGTCGGCGTGCCGCCCGAGGTGACGTCGTAGATGTTGCCGTTGGCGGCCATGAACACCTTGTCATTGGCCGAGCTGGGCGCCTTGTACGAGAAAACCGCCTCCACCGACTGCGGCACGGTGGCCACCTCAACGGCGTCGGCAAACTCGGACCAGCCACGGCGCAGCTCCACGCCCTGCTGCCCCGGGATCAGGTTGGTCAGCACCAGCGCGTCGCGCGGGTCCATCGCACTGATCGGGTCGCGGTAGTTCAGGCCGCCCACCGGCGCCGGGATGATCGCGGACTGGGCCACCTGCGAGGCGGCCGCCCTTCGCGGCACCTTGAAGGGCTTTAGCGGCACCAGAGGCACGTCAGGCCCCCACGCCCGTGTCAGGCGTGTTGATCAGCGGCTGGATGTAGGGGAAGCGGAAGTCCCGCGCCATGCTGAGCACCGGAGCGCCCTTCTCGGCGCCCTTGCGGTTCTCGAAGCTCACCTGGAAGTCGCGCATGGCCGCCGAGCTGTCCAGGCCCTTCATCTCGAGCCACTTCACGCGGGTGTACAGCGTCACCAGCGTCGGATCGAGCAGGGTCACGTCGCCGTTCTTGGTGACGCGGTTCTTGTACAGCGTGCTGTCATCCTGGTCGCGGACCCAGGCCTGCGACAGGTAGAAGACGTTCATCGTCTGCGGTGCAGACGGCGGCGCCAGGACGTAGATCTTGTTGTCCCGCACCTGCCAATAGAACGACAGCGTGGGCAGCGTCGTGCGGATCAGCAGCTGCTGCCACATCTGAGGCGACACCGGCCCCAGCGACGGAAACTGCGTCGTCGCGTTCCAGTTGGTCTGGTCAATCCAGTCGAAGAAGTCCTCGGGCAGGTCGAAGGCTTTTTCCTTCTGCCCGCTGGTGTCTTGCTGGATCGGGATCTGGTAGTTCTTCACCAGCTCCTGCCAGTCGTACATGGACAGCAGCTCGATGCCGGACATGTTGACGGCCTGCACCATCTGCTGCACCGCGGGGTCGGTGCTGCCGGCAGGGTCAGACGGGGTGGGGAAGGCCACCATCCCGGCCACGTTCTGGACGATGGCCGAAAGGGTCGATTCGTTGACGATCTGGAAGGCCATCCCCTACCCTTCCTCAGGCTGCGAGCGGCTCCGCGGCCACGGCGCGCTTGCCGGGCTTGGCCTGGGCCTGCAGGGCTTCGACCATCGTGCGCAGGTTCTCGATCTCCGCGTCGCGCTTCTGCAGCTCGGCGTTCATGCGCTCGATGGGGGCGTTGTTGGCCGCCACCTCCATGAAGGCCTTGGCGCGCTGCTTGTCAGCCTGGAAGGACATGAACTTCTGCCCCAGGTTGTCAGGCGCGTCGGCCAGCTGCTCCACCGTCACGATCTTGAAGTACTTGTACTCCTCGACCTTCGACGGCGTCATGCCCGGCAGCGCGGTCAGGGGCGTGCCCACCACCGCGTCCTGCTGGCCGGCCTTCCACTTCTGGTAGCGGTCAGCAAAGCGCTGGGCGTCCTGCTCGGTGACCTGGCGGTAGATGACCGAGGTCTTGTCACCAGGGACATGGATGCGGATGAAGTCCCGCTCCTCGTACACAGCCCGGCCAGCCTCGCGGCTCTTGCCAGGGTGCATGACAGGCTCGCGCAAGAACTCCACGTACAGGCGCGCGTCGTGCGCGTACCGAGACTCATCCGGCCTAGCCAGGTGCGTGGGCTCATCAAACACAGTGGAAGTCGTGGGTTGCATGCTGTTCTCCTTCTTCTTGGGGGGCTTTACAGCGTGCGGCCGACGACCGGGTACGAGAACATCGCGTCGGCGTTGGTCGCCGCAGCGCCACCCGTCGCGGTGCCCAGCACCAGGCCGCTGATGCTTTCAGAGCCTGCAGTGGCGTCGTCATCAACCGCGCCGCCGGTGGCGGTGCTGTTGAGCTGGGTCCCCTTGGCGGCGCTGGCCAGCGTGCGAACGCTGCCCTTGCCGTAGATCTGGAACCAGCCGTACTGGTTGTCAGCCATCACGGCTTGGGCCGCGCCACAACGAGAACCAGGACCAGACGCGCCAGGGGCGGTTGTGGTCAGCGTGGTCATGATGAAGTCAAAACCCGTCTCCTCGACGCACAGGTAGCCGGCGCCCGTGATCGCGCCATCAGCGCGGCCATAGATGAACTCCTGGTAGCCGTTGGTCGGATCGTCGTAGCCACCCACGGTGCCCAGACGAAATTCGGGAACGGCCGTGGCCGCAGTAATTTGGTCCTTGCTCAGACCGATGACAGCTTGTGCCATGTTTGAATCTCCTGAAGAAAAAAACCCGAGAGGATTGGGTCACCCCGCCCCTCTCGGGAAAGGCGACCCACGACGGTCCACCAATCAGTTCTGCAGACGGCCTTGGAACTGCGCGCCGCAGCAGGTCAAGTTGCCGGCCCAGCCCAGGATCTGCACCTCGGCGTCCTGGTTGATCGCGTAGCGCCGGTTGGGCGACAGCGGGACCATGTTCCGATCCTTGTGGGGGCGCCACTTGATGTACTTCGTGTTCAAGAAGAACCCGGTGGACGACGGGCAGAAGCCGCCGATACCGCCGTCGAGCACCACGTCCGCGTCCATGAACTTCAGGGACGGGAAGCCGAGGTTGCCCGTCTCGGGGCTGGAGAAGCGCTGCAGGGCCTGCAGGGACGACATGTAGAAGCCCCAGTAGACGGTGTCCACGACGATCAGGTCAGGACGGTCATTGCCCCGCGTGCAGGACGCCCACAGCGTGTTCATCGCGTTCTGGATCGTGGTCGGTCCAGGGGTCACGGTGTTGTCGCTGAAGTCGTACTTCTGGTTGCGCCAGAAGGTCCAGGTGCCACGGTCGATGCCGCCGTAGGTGCCGCTGGTGTTGGTGGAGGCCACGGCGGCGTTCAGGCCGGTGATCTCCTTGCCACCAGAGCCGGTGCCGTCGGAGTACACCGACTGCGCCAGCTTGTTCATCATCGTCGCCTCGGCCACGTTCAGACGCGCCTCGAGCAGGTCGATGAAGGCTTCCTTGCCGCTGTTCTGCAACATCTCCAGGCCGCTCATAACGACCGGGACAGCGAACTGCTTGATGCTGAATTCAGCGGCGCTGATGACGTCCTGCGCGGCCACCGGCAGCAGGTCATAGCCCGAATAGAACCCGGCGTTGCCGTTTTCGGCAAAGCTGAGCTCTTCCAGGATGACGTTGCCGCCGCTGATCGTCTTGATGTTGCCGCGCTGGTTCAGGCGCGACAGCAGGGCGTTGTTCTTGGTGACGTTGTCCGCGATCTGACGCGAACGCGACTGGATGGTGGTGGCGACGATGTCGCTCACATTTGGAAATACCATGATGAAAACTCCATCTGAGTTGGGGATGGCCTTTCGGCCGCCAGTTCAGATGCGCCTACGCGAACCTTCTCAGTCCGGTTGTGCCGTAGGTGGGACGGCCTTGCGCCGTCTCCTGCGAGCTTTCGGTGGCTGGGGTGCTGGGCACACCAAGATGCGATTACTCGCACCCTGGTGCGAATTATCCATCAGCGTGAGTTCATCGAAATGGCCGCCTCAATGGCCGAGCGCACATCTGTCGGGTCTTGCCGCAGCGCGCCAGCCGGGGCCGCGCCGGTCACGCTCACCGCGGCCTGGCGGGCCCTTTGCGCCACCGCCGTCTGGTTCTGCGCGCCGCGGGACTTGGCCCGGCCCTGCAGCACCGAGCGCACGCGGTCGTTCAGCATGCAGGCCTTCTTGTAGGCGTCCACCAGGCTCAGTTCCTGGCCGCGGCGCTGGGCCGTCTCCAGCAGATCGGCCATCTCCTCGCGCACGTCCTCACCGAACTCGGCGCGCTGCAGGAACTGCCCCACCTCGGACTGCGCCTTCTGCGTCACCATCTGCTGCTGCGCGAGCTGGGCCTGCTGGAACTGCGTCAGCATCTGCTGCACGGGCGCCAAGCGCTGGTTGAGCGCCTGTTCAAGCGCGGCCTGCTGCGGGTCCACCCTTGGCGTCTGGCCAGCCAAGGCGCCGTCTAGAAGCTCGATGAACTGGTTACCAAAGCGCCCGGTGCCGAACTGGTTGACGATCCCCGCCACCAGCTGCGCAAGCTCAGGCGCCGTGCCGGTGCGCAGCCTGGCCGCCGTACTCATCAGGTTGTCGATGGCCTGCAGCGGGTTGCTGTTCTCGGCCTTGATGAAGGCCTCGTAGGGCTGGATGGTGCGCATTACCGCGTCGTAGGCCTTGCGGGCCTCGGACGACTCCTGCAGCGTGCGCTGCACCTCAACCTCGCGGCGCTGGATCTCTGCGCGCACCGGCTCGGGCAGCTGGCCCCAATGCTCTCGGGTTTCTGGGCGCCAGGCCTGGGGTGCTCGGTCGCCCTGCTGCCGCGGGCCGGCCTTGGGCCCGGGCTGGATGCCCTCGGTCTGCTCCTTGGGCTTGAACTTTCCGGTTTCGTCGCGTTGTTGAAGCGACTGGCTTTCAGGCTTCTGGCCCTCGGATAGAGCGTCGAGGTTTTGACCTTTGGAGGAGGCAGCCTGCGTCGCCGGGGCACTCCCCAGCTCTTCGCCCAGGTCACTCCTAGACGGAGCAGGCTGCGCAATGGGCTCGGGCGCCGTGTCAAGCGCTGCAGTGTCCAGCGCGGCCGAAATGGCGTCTCTCATCGTCGTGGGTTCGCTCATGTGGTGCTACCTGTTTTGGAGTTGTGAGATCGCGCGCTCTACGTCGCGTCGAGAGAACGTGCCGCCCTGGGTGTAGAGGCGCTCACGCTGTGCCTGGGCCTGCGCCCAGGTGTTCTTGAAGTCGTCGGCCAGCGTCACGTTGTTGGCCCGCATGTATTCGCGGTGCTTGCTGCGGGTGCTGATGTCGCTGCCGTCAGTGGCCTGCAGGCCGTCGTAGTGCCGATCACCCCACAGCGCGCCCGCGTCGTTGCGCATGGGCTCGCGGTGGTCGGCAGTGACTTCGATCAACTCTCCGGTGTGGCGGTCTTGGATGTAGCGGCGACGGGTCATGGCTCCACTTCCTCTTCTTCCTTCTTGCGATCACGCAGCGCTGCGATGGCGGCCGCGGTGCCCAGGCCGCCTGCAGCAATGCCGCCCAGCAGCAACGGGTCAGCGTTGCCGTAAATCATCTTGCGGTAGTCGGCGGTTGCCTTCAGAGGCTCCAGGCGGCCGGTTTGCGGGTTCTTGGACGTGCGCATGGCGCCAGCCTCGGAGAACGTGTCGCGCACCAGCTTGTATTCCTCCGGCGTCATGCGCTCCATGGTGGTGGCCATGGGGTTGAGCGCCGCATGCGGCTCGGCGCGAGAGCGCTGGAAGTCCCAATCGAACCACTGGTTGGAGAAGCCGCCGATGCCCCGAGGCTCGCCGCCCTCCTTGATCTTGCGCAGCGCCGTGGCGTACATCGGGCCAATCGTTGCGGCTTTGTCGGGCTCGTAGAACGGCAGGTTGCGCAGGTGCGCGGGGATCGTGCTGCGGATGGCCCCGGTCTTGGCGTCGCGGAACTTCGTCTCCTGCGGAGTGGACACGACATTGCGGAACTGCTCGGCTTCGATCTTGTCGGCATCGTCGCCCGCGCGGCGGCGTGCGGTTTCGTACATCTTGGCCTGGCGGCTCTTGGGCTGCGCGTTGTTGTACGCGTTCAGCATCTGCTGCTCGTACACCGCGCGCGTGCCGGCGTTGGAACGCACTGCCTCGCGCGTCAGGTCCGCAATGTGCCTGTCGATGGCCGAAATGTTGGACGTCTGCGGCTCAACCATGGCAAAGCCCAGGGAGCCCGTCTTGGGGCCCAGGCCGCGCACCTGGTTCATCAGGCGCTCAACGTAGAACGCCTCAGGCTCGTCAGGTCGGCGCCGGAAAAACTGATCGTCCTGGCGCAGCATGCTGGCCAGCTCGGAAACGTACTGCCGGTTGGCGGTGTTGGCCACACCCGTGCCACCGCGGGCCGATGCCTGCACACCGTAGGCCTCGTTGATGGCGCTGTTAAATCGGTTGGCCGCGCCCTCGCCCGGGATGGCCTGGTTCAGCCCCACAGGCGAGTACCCGGCCCACTCCACAATCTCGTCCTCGCTGCGCGGCCTCATCTGCGCCCACTCCACCAAGTTCTTGGTGATCGGCGCATTGCCCGAGGTGATACCGAACCCGAGGCGGTTCATCAACTCAAGGCGAGACGGATCCGCGCCGGGGTCCACCGACTGCACCAGGCGCTTGTGAATGTCCAGCGCCAGACGCGGATCAAGGTCGTTGTAGTCGATGGCCTGCGCGGAGATCTTGGCCTGGTCGGCCAGCGTCATGGGAGGCGCGTCTGCCCCCAAGCCGCCAGGGATGGCCAACTCGCGCCGGCTTTTCAAGTCCGACAGCTTCACCTCTGGCGTCTCGGCCATGGCGCGGCCGAACTGAGCCACGCGCTCCTGCTCGGTCATCGTGTGCACCGGCTTGCGTCCGTACTTCTTGACGAACTCAGCCTCGCCTTCAGGCGTGCGCAAGTCCGCCGTGATCTTGGGCACCTTGGGCTTGATGTTGGCCACGGCGGGGTCAGGCGCTGCCTTTGTTTCGGCCTGGCGCACTGCATCCTCGACCACAGCGCGCAGGCTCGGGCGGTTGACTGCATCGTTGGCTGCCTCTGCAACCTTGGCCCCCTTGCGCACCTTGTTGGCCGCATTGGCCACGCCGCCCACCACCGGCACGGCTCCTAGGCTGGCCAGGGCCATGCCGAGCTTGTCCTTGTCGCGCCTGGCGCGCTCAAAGTCGCGGCCGGCCTGGGCCGTGCCCACCACCGGCAGGAAGCCCGTGGCGATGTCGATGGCCATGTCGCCCAGGTCAGCGTCCTCGGGCGTGTCCAGGGACACGTACTTGCGGGCCCTGTCACGCAGGGCGGCGATGACTGCTTGTGCGTCCATCAGCTCCTCACTCTGGCTTGCTCAGGCCCACATCCTGCTGGGTGTCTTGACCTCGACCTTGTAGGCGTCCAACTCCGGGGCCTCGTCGGTGTGGCGCACGTTGGCGTGCCAGCCATCAATCGGAGCCATCTCAGGCACTTCGCCTTCATCGGTCTGGAGCATCTTGCCCGTGGGCTTGTAGATCACACCGATGACATCGACAGCGGCGTACTTGGGCACCTTGACGGTTTCCACGATGTCGTCCTGCACGTTGGTCTGCTCGGTGAACAGAACGCTGTCAGCCTCGGCCTTGTCAGCGAATTTCAAACAGTAGTCTGTGTACATGGTGTTTCCTTATGCTGTGATGGCCTGCAACTCGGCATTGCTCAGACGGCGAGGGTAGTAGGAGATGCGGCGGAGGTGGCCATTAAGAAATAGCGTTCCATCGCCATCAGCGCCAAGTTTCAGCCCGGTAACTGTCGGAATAACTGCCGGAGGTGTATCCGTACCAACGGTTCCACCATTGCGCACCCAAGCAATATCATCGACCTTATACCCAAAGGCAGATTTTGTAATTGTGTTTAGCAGCGCTGTAACTATAACTCCGGCCCATTGCGTAGACCCACTAGAAACACCGATAAACGCTGTTTGGGCGCTGGCGTTTGTTGCCCGGATAACCATTCGGTTGTTGTTGGTGCCATCTGAAAACGCAGTTGCCGCAT